TGGACAATCACTGATGGCGCTGCCGGGCTGACGATCTGGAACGATTTCAGAGAGCCTAGCGTTGGTCAGTGCTATATGACAGAAAAAGGACTGCGTGACATCTGGGTCGAAAGGCTGGTTGCACTGTGCATTGCCACAGGCCGGGAAGTCCCGAAGTTCATCACGGACAAGGCTGGTGAGTGCTGGTGACGAATTTTCGCAAGGCGCAAAGCCGCAAACGCAAATTAAAACTGGCGATGGCAGCTGGCATGTCCCGAAACGATGCCAACAAGTTTCTTTGGATGGAAAAGATGCTGAACCAGTGCTTTGAAAGGCATAACCGGGAAGCCAGACTGAAAGAGGAGATGCAGCGTGGAAGAAAAGTACTGTGAGCGCTGCGGTGTCTTTCTTGGCCTTGTAAATCCGTGCAAGAAATACTGTGAAGAATGTAAAATCATTGTTCGCAGAGAACGGCAGGCTCTTATAAAGAAAGGAATTAAGGCTAAGCCGGAACCGGCTTTATGCGCTTGGTGCAAGAAGCCAATGGTTCGGAAGGTCTGGTCTCAGAAGTATCACCCTGAATGTGCAGCAGATGCAAACAAGGCTTTGACCAAAAAGTACAAAGCCAAAAAGCAAAAAGAGCTGAATGAGCTAAAAGCATCTGGTGAGTTCAAAATTACTTGGGATGTGCAGAAGCCAGAACGTGCGAGACCTCAAAAGCACGAGCCTCCAAAGTATACCGTGCGACAGATGAACGATGCCGCAAAACGATACGGCATGAGCTACGGCCATTACAGTACTTTACTTGCACAGGGAAAGGTGAAGGCCCCTGATGAACGGTAAATATTACGGTCAGCGGGAAATCCGGTGGCACAGCCAGGAGAAAGAACGGCTGGAACACATCAACAAGCGAAAGGAGAAAAATGAAAGCACTTGTGGAAATCGTCCTGATCTGGGGCATCGTCCTGGCATTGATTCTGGCAACGTTCCTGTTGAACTTCTGGCTGGTGCATCACATCGAACTCCTGGTCGGAGTTAAGGCGACATGGTACATCATAGGTGTTGGCGCTCTGATGGCAACCATCTGGATTTTCGGTGTTGGTAAAAAAGCATGACGCTGGAAGATGCAATGAGGGCCAGGTACTTCAACATCAACGACCTTAGCCGTAGATCGGGAGTATCAAGGCCGACGATTTACAGCATCTTGGGCAAGCGAAAGAAGCAGAAAAGTTCCGTTCGGGTCGATACGCTTCTAAAAATCGCAAAGGCCTTGAATGCAAAAATTGCCATTAGTGAAAACAAGCCAAGCGGATTTGATATTGTCTTAAAAGAGGTGAAGAGAAATGAAAACTGTTAAAGGCACTGTATTGTGCTTTATAAGCATATCCATCGCCGTTGCAGCACTTGGATGTGGAAACGCCATCAACGGTGCTTCCAATGGCTGGGGTATGCTTGGATATACGCTACTGTCCGTCTCAATGTTTTTTACTGCTTTGATTCTCGCTATTATCGGCGTTAGCGCGGAGAATGAGCGTATTGAACGTGAAAACCGTAAGATTAAGCGAGTGCACCACCGCACCAACGAGTGGAGGGATGCTCAGTGAAATGCCCGATGTGCGGACAGGAAAGTGTTACGACCGTCGACACTAGAAACGAGGACGATTGCATTATTCGCAGAAAGCATTGCTTGAATAAAGAATGCGATTACCGGTGGTCTACTATCGAAATCGACACAAGCCAGTGGTACTCAGCTCTTCAAATCCAAGAGCACAGAAAACAGAGAGGACGGCCCAGAAAGAATGATTAGCGTGAACCTAGATAGATTCGGTGGCGTGACCGAGCCGGAGGACGGCGTGTACTTTATGACCAACAAGCAGATGGCAGAAGCGAAAGAAGCTGACCGGCTGGCAGCGATTGAGGACTTGCAGTCTGAGATTGAGGACAGGGAAGCAGAGCTGAAAGACCTCCGCGCACAGTTGGCAGACCTGATGGCTGGTTGATTTTGTACAGCCGTATTAAGCCAAAGCAAGAACAATGAAGCCTAATGAAGCCGAAGAAAGGAAAGAAAATGAGCAAATACAAGAAAGAAATCAAGCACTGCGAAAAGTGCAATAAGCCTTTTTCGGTGCTCCCGAACAGCACAGAAACTCTTTGCGCAAGTTGCAAAAGGAACAACTTGGAGGAAACGCTTCGCAAGAACGGTCACGCACCGCAGCACACGCTTGTTAGGAGCTTTTGTGACAGCCTTAATGAAGCGTTTGCTGTAGAAGATGCCGCAAGAAGGGCTTCGTGGGACGAGAGCACAAGCATTGAGAAAACGTGTCGTGACTGCGGAAAAGCATTCGAGATTTCTCGTGCAGAGCGCATTTTCTTTGAATCGCATAACATGGCACTGCCCAAGCGTTGCCCGGCTTGCCGTAAAGTGAGGAAAGAAGCGAGTAAGGAGGACAACTGATGGACAACAGCAAAATCCATGAAGCTCTGATGGCTGTTCAGTCAGAGTTGAAAGCCCCGAAGGGGCAGATGAACACATTTGGCGGTTACAAGTATCGCTCTTGTGAGGACATTTTGGAAGCGGTCAAACCAATTTTGAAAGAACACGGTTTGCTTCTTACCCTTTCTGATGAACCTAAAGTGTTAGAGGGGTGGCATTACATCGAAGCGACCGCAAAGGTGGAAACTCTGGATGGTGGATGCATAACGGTTACTGCTTACGCAAGAGAACCGGAGCAAAAAACCAAGATGGATGCAGCGCAGGTGACTGGAACGTCTAGTAGCTACGCCAGAAAGTACGCCTTGAACGGTTTGTTCTGCATTGACGATACGAAGGACGCTGACACGGACGAGTACCAGAAGCAGACCACCGATGCCGCCGAGAGCCAGCTGGAGATGATCCG